TAGTACCGTCAGTACCGTTAGTACCGTCAGTACCGTCAGTAATAGTAGCTGAAGTACCGTCACTAAAGCTAAGAGTAGTAACACCATTAACAGTGCTAGAGCTAACTGTTAAGGCATCAGGGTCCACTCCTGCTTTTGATTTACTAAAAGTCTGCTTTTGTGTACCCGTAATTAAACTTTCTATATTTAAAGTATAGGTAATCACTGCAGTATCAGCACTCATATTACTATGATCACCAATTGTAAAAGAGTTTCCTACAACGCTTGTAGTACCTGCGGTAATATTACTCGCACTTACACTTACAGAGAATTCTCCTGTAGTTGGAGTGCCTGTAACACTGTCTAATTCTGTGCCTCCTTTATAAACTTCAATACTAGTACCAGAGCCGGAATAAGAAGATACAGTCCCAGTATTATTTGCTGTAAAGGAGTGCGCAGCGTTTGTAAGTACAACAGTATACCCATCTATACCATCAGTCCCATCTGCACCACTGGCGACATAAAATATCGAAATAGTATCAAAAGCTATCTCATTAGTAGGATTTGCTGCCTCCGCTACACCTACTCGAATGCTTAAAGGGTTTCCTGCCCAGGTAGAAGTACTAGAAGGAATAGTATACGTAAAGGTATCTAAATCTCCCGTGCCATCTGTATAGGAGGTTTCGTCTGTAATACCGTCTCCTGTAAACTTAAAATAGGGGTCAGTAAAATTACTAGAAGTGGCTGTAAATGTTAAAGTGCCGCTAGGGCTCGGATTTGAGGTGGTTCCATTCTCAGCAGTTTCATAAACTACTGAGTAATCTGATGAAGTTAAATTTACAACTTTAGCCGTGCTTCCTCCCGCTCCATCCTTTACAAAGGGCAGAGTTATACTAGAGGTGGACTGCTTATCTATATTAGTTTCGTCTAATTCTTCTGCAACTGTCACTGTAAATTCTAGGTCTGTGGCAGTAAATTCATCTACTTTGTCAAGAGTTTTCGTAGCTACAAAGTTAGTTCCTGCAGAAAAAACTGTGTCTGCACTTTGCGATATTTCAGAGTTATCAAAACCCGTACCTGTAAACTTAAATACAGGATTTTTGTATCCGAAAGCAGTAGCAGTTAATACTAAATTAGTGTAGTTTGTAGTTAAAGTTTCATCCCCATCAAAGTTAAAGAAGGTGGGAGAAGAGGTAATTAGTACACTTCGTGCAACTTTTCCAAGATTAGGATTAACCACAAAGTTTAAAGGATACGCTTTGAAAGTACCATTGTCATTTCTTATTTGGTAGATTGCAGCATCATCATTTCTATCAAAACGGAAAGAGTTTTTAGTTGCTGCAACACTTGAAATTGCAGTGCTAAAGCTTTTATCTATTCTAACATCTGTATTAGACGCAATATAAACTACTTTCGCAGCCTGAGTAGAACTAAACTTAATTAGGTCTCCTACAGAAAGAGATGAAGTAAATCCGCTACCTGTTACTTTATTCGAATTTGCAGCAACACTTACTGTACCTATAGAAGTCCAAGCAGTAGTATGAGCATCACTACCATTTCCAGCATCATAGAAATAGTTATAACCTAAATCACTGTCTCTGTAAAATTCTATGAGTTTTAAAGGATCAGTCGCATCTCCGTCAACCATTATATAACTAGAGGAGAACACTTTGTCCTCTTCAGGCAGCGAAGAGTAGTCAATTGACGTAAGCCCGCTACAATCTTGAGTATACTCTGCAGCAGGTGACCCATCAAAAGTACGAACAAGTGAAGGGTTTCCATCAGGTGATATAGAGTAGTCCTTATCTTCTAGAGTGAATGTCCCCGCTGCGGTAATAAAGGCAGGAGAAGAAGCAGTAGCTCCAATTGCCATGCCATATTGACGAGGAACTGCTTGTAAAGCTTCGCTTTCAATGGTGAAAGTAGTTTTCACTCGGTCGGATCTTTGACCGTTTTGTGCAATTGTACGAACTCCAATAGTAAACGACCCCGCAGGTAAGTCCATACCAGATAAACTAGTTTGAGACCTGTCCACTCGTATTATCTTAGGAAAGCCAGGAATATCGCCTGTTACTTCGTAGTAATCTATGTATTGATACACTTCTCCATTAATTTCTGGACGATCCCAATATAGAGTTACATCATCTACTAATTGTCCAGAGTTTAGGCTCCCTGCTATAACATATGCATTAGTAGGGGCAGGTACAAACTCTCCTGACAAAGGCGGAGAGAACACAGGGTCACGAGTACTTAATGTAAAGTTATCATCTACAGCTGCATATTTTTCATTATAAAACTCTACTGCTGTTAGGCTATACTCATTCTTTGAGTCTTCTGAAATACTAAGAATCTTATAAAGTTTCTTAGAGCCTAATACTTCTTGACCGTCTATATTCTCTTGCAGTACCCAAACAGTCTCAGCAGATGGAGTTGTAGAGAATGCAGAATCAACTGTTAAAGAAGTGATATCAGAGCCAGAAGAGGTAGAAACTGTCTGAGTTTCTACGTTTGTATAAGGCTTCCATGTAACATCTACATAGTTTCCGCTATCATCTAAAATATTACTAGCTTCTGTTTCTGTATCTATAGTTCCAGAATCAATAACATCGCCTCTAGAGTAAGATACTGATCCAATTGTCGCAGAATCCTGGGCAAGAGTAGCTACAGTGTCCGTAAACAGCACACTCAGCTCATAAGTAGAGCCAGAAGTTAAAGTAATTAGGCGATCTAAAGGTATAGTAGTTGTATTTCTAGTACCAGTATTACTAATTCTGCCGCTATACTTTGCATTGCCAGGATATCGATCCGAATCCTGAACATTTATAACATCCCCAGGGGATAAGAAAGCTGCATTAAGTGCTGTTTTGAAAGATACAATTTCAGTCTGATTAACAGCAGTCCATAACTTCCAACGACCATATCGAAGTGCCTGACCTTCAGTAGTTGCACCAAATGCTGCAGCTTCTTCAGAAATGATTCGTCCAGTTTTAATGATATTCTGGCGATCTTCGACTATAAGATTCTCTAGCTTATAGTTTGCATCAGGGTTATTCCAAGTTACAACTATTTGATTCGAACGAGTCTTGCTTCCTGTAGTTTCATACGAGAAAGCGCCTTCTATAACATTTGCTTTGGAGAAGTTATAGATAGGATCAGAAGGCTGGTCTGTAATAGTATAGATTTCACCGTCCATCCAGTAAATCATACTTCTAAATACAGTAGCTAAGTCTTTTACAACTTTATAAGCGTCCGAAGATTTACTAAAGTATACATTTGTAGTAAATCGAGGCTCAGTTCCGCCGTTGCCGTCAGGAACAAGTTCATCACAGTATCTAGCAATTCTGTAAAGTGCGTACTTATCAATCTCATCTTCATTTAACCACTCACCAAGACCGTAACGATTGTTAGTAAGTATATCATAGAATACCCATGCAGGGTTATTTGTATAAACTTTTTCCGCTCTAAAGTTACCATCCCAGTTTTGGTAGGATGATTCGATAGACCCCGTACTAGTGTTCCTGTTATAAGTAGCTAGTCCTGATGCTCCCTCTTCACGAGTTACATAGTTTGAAGGTACTTTTACTTTTACACCTTTACAGTGGTAAGTTCGAGTAGGCACACTCTGGAAATCTTTAGAGTTTATCCGTACTTTTGCCATCGCTGTAAGAGGATAAGATAGATTTTCTTTTATGATACTATTTAAAGAACTAATAGACCCGTCTGTAGAAGTGGTATAATTAGTATTGGTAGTATTAGTTCCTTGGTTGTACGCCAAGTCATTAAATGTAGTACGAGTAATTCTAATCTTAAAATCTGTAAAGGGCTGATATTTTTTAAGATCAATAATTTCTTCGAACACACGAGGAGCATTGCTCAACCCTACGTGCTCTATATTCTGCCCTATAGATTGATAAGGCTGGAATGAGCCACCTTTTTCAATTGAAATTTCGCCAGTATACCTAACTGTAGCGGCTGTTTGAGTATTTGTCTCACTACGATTCCAAAGTTGTGGATATGCGAAGCTTACTCGTATTTCGTCTACTTCTTCTACTTGTGCGGCAGTAAGTCCAAAGCCTGCGGATGAAGTTCCTATATATTCTACTTGAGGATTATCAGTTTCTACAGGATCACTGTACAGTACAGGACTAAAAGCACTAAAAGAGCCTCCAGGACCTATAGCTATTGATCCAACGCCTGTTCCAGCTGCATCTGCAAAGGCAGGTTGTACAATATTTCCTGTACGGAATTGAACATCAAGACTGGCATATTTTGAGCCGTTACCAATCCTATCCTCTAAAGACACAACAGAGTAGTTTGTAGAAGTTAGGTCACACTTATAGCTTCCAGTATTACCTGGGAAGCTAGATGAAAGAGTAAGAGACGTTCCTGAAATAGAAGCTACTTGAAGTTTGCCGTCTACAACAATAGTATAGCTGCCATTCACAAGAGCAGGATTTAATGCACTACCTGGAAAAGGTATACAAACTACTTCTGTGCTTGAAATAAAGGAGTTAACGTACCCTTCAAATATTGTAGCAGAGCTAGAGTCTAAAAGGCGAATAATTGCTGCAGCAGTAGAGTTCTCTGGGTCATAAACAAAATCAGAAGTAAAAAGAGCACTGCTAGCAGTAACTGTAACAGCATCATAAGAAGAAACGCTAGTTAAAGATGCAGTACCTGATTGAGAGCCGTAGTTTCGTACTATTATATATTTTGTACCATTGTCGGAAGTATCTGCAAGTATTTCTTTCGTATACCCATTTTTATCTATAGTTACTGACGAACTGCCATTTGTGAAATCAAACTCTACTGGAGTTTGAGATACTCTTGTAAGGCTCTTCGCCTGCTCAAAGCTAGGATCATCGTTTAAATAAACAGACTTAGGGCCGTCTACCAAGCCATAGATAGGGCCTTCAGAGATAATATCTGTAAATAATATATCTTGAGTGTTTCTAAAAGAAGAGCCCGCCGACATAGGCCCAGACTGGCTAAGAGTGGCAGTAGAATTTGCTCCACCATTTATACCCCTCTCGTATAAATCCTCATAATGGGCGTCAAGTAGAGAATTAGAAATAATATTACCATTAATATCTACATCTTGATCTGAAGAAGTTACTCGCTTATTCCCATGTATCATTTCAAAAGATACTGGGTACCCAGGTACACGAAGTTCTCCATATAGTAATGGGATTGGCATACCTTCTACAATAGTTTGCTCTGAACCATTGAAGAGATATCCTTCGTCTTTTTCATCAACAGAAGGGTCTGGAGCCATTAACTGCTGAATACCAGTCATAGCTAGGTTTACTGATACTGAGGCCAGTAACATACCTGTTTTTGTCAGCTCTCCAGATACTATTAAAGCTCCTCCTGGATTTATGATAAACAATGTAGCCAGTGCTAGAGCGGCAAGAACTTTTCCTCCCCCAGACTTAGAACCTGCAGGAATAGGAGTGATAATAATATCACCTTCTCGAAGAGGAAGCAAGCACTCTAATGGAGTTTCTAACTCATTGCCACCTACTTCAATATGAAAACCAATATCACACTCTGCCGCATCTATAAAGTATTTTTTGAAAGAAGGATTATTAGCTTCTATAAGACGAAGAGCATCTTTTACACTGTCTCCACTAAAAGAGTGCTCTGCCCCAAAGTTTAATGCTAGTTCGCCTTCTAAATAAATCTTACGGTTCATATCGGTATATTCCAGTTAAATGCTTTTTCCACAAAGGATATAGGTTTTCTCTGCAAGAGAGGCGGTTTACTGCATGATGAAAAAATATATCATTATCAGTATAAACTCCACAATGGTTAGGTACTGCTGCTCCCATTGTAAATATTAATAAATCATTTGGCTTTAGATCGTTTACTTTCTTAAAGCCCCACTCTTGTATATGTTCGTCTGTAAAATAGTTATGACCGTGTTCCCACCAGTCATCTAAGTACGGTAATCTTTTCGGTAGCTCAAGCCCTAAAGTCTGTTTATAGTAGTCCCTACACGCTTCCAGACAATCGAACTTACCAAACTCATACTCTCTTCCTACTAAAGTATTTACTTTTACTTCTGGTTCTACTATATTTAACTCCATACCAGGGTAGCTAAAAATATAGTAAGGTACTCCTAAAGAATTACAGTATTTTATATCGTTGTCGCTAGGTTCATTTGTCCAATCTATATGGTTGTGAACGATTGCGAATATATCTGCTTGCCTTCTTACTGAAATATAATCTGTAGGATCAAGTATAAAATCTTCGTTATCTTGTGCAAGATTTTTACAAGGAAAATACTTTTTCTTACCTTTTACTATTCCAATTATTCCGCAAGCTTCTTGAGGATAGTTCTCCTCAAAATGTTTCTGAATATCATCGATCATCTAAACTTCATGCTTCCTATAAAGGCTCCGAAAGGCAATATTTTACCCGTATTTTTATCGGTAGCAGGATCTGAATTAGAACTTCCAACAGTCTGAGGCTTAAACTGGAATCTACATTTGCAAGAAGATAATTTTTTACCGCAAACATCCCCCTTCTCCCAATAGTTAGAATCAGTAGATGGAGTATTTCCTGCGCCAGCAATTAAGCATTTCCATACAGTGGTTTGAGTGCCATCATTATACTCTACATAGTCTCCCGCTGAGTAAGAAGTTGCTCCACTATAAGTAACATAAGTTTCATACTGTCCAGAAGTCCAACCAGTCATTGTACTGCCAGAAGGTACAATCGGTTTATCGTCTACATCGAAATAAGCTTTGTGTGTATTGACTCCTCCAGCTCCATCAGAGTAAGAAACTACACTATCTTTACTCCAAATACACCCACCTTTTTGAGAGAGTCCGTATCCTTGGTACTGCCATGAACAATATTTGCCAATAACAGTACGGTTTGGTATAGTTATACCAGATAAATCATAAGGAGCTGAAAGTTCATAAGTTACTACTGTACTTGTTTCTCCAGAAATTCGGTCAAGTATGAATTTTTTAATTGGAAACTCTACAGGAGGAGAAGCATCACCGCTTTCTCCATATAAGTATTTTTTAAGAGTAGTTCTTTTTGTAACTCGCTCACCTACTAAGTCCTCTGCCTTAACGTTTCCAATTGCTGCTGAAAAAGTGTTTGCTACATTTGCTACACTAAGAGTAGGGCGGTTTATAGCTCCGTCCGCAGATAGGTCTACTCCGTCCATCATAATAGGAAACGCTATATACTCTCGAACAGTATAAGGACTAGTACGGTCTCGAAATTGTACAGTAGATAAATCAGCTTCTAGTCCTGCATGAAAATACAAAATAGTACCGTCTACAGTAAGTTCATAAAGTTCTACAAGCTCACTACCCGGGTCTTGTAGTTGTACTGCTTCTATTAACTCACTCATGCTTCATATACTCGTCGAAAAGTTGCTGTTACTGAGTACACACCTTCATGGTGGTACAGTTGATTATAGTTTTCACAGACTACTTTAAGAGCTAATTCTCCTCCTGCGTTATCATCAGGAATTGTATAAGTAAAAGCAGTTGCTCCCTTTAAGGAAGCAAAATACCCTGTGATATCATCGATTTCTGCAGCAGTACGATTATTAAAAGTTACACTAAAGGTCTCTTGAATAGAGTTGATTCCGTCTGCAATTCTTTGCTCGTAGCCATCTCCAAACTTTGCTACCAATACTTTAGGGGCAGATTGTCGCCCAATTCCCCTGTCGGGGGAAATGGTGCGACTGCCGAAACCTGCTGAAGTTGTAAATCCAAGTGCCATTATGCTGCTCCATATGGGCTAAGTATTCCGCCCGAACGTTTTTGATTTTGTAGTTCTTGCTGTACTGCTCGTGCAATAACTTGTCCAAGATTTCCTGCTTGAGCTGAATCTTGCTGAGAGTTAGTAGATGCGTTTCCTTGGTTGTCTACAGACACGTTTACAGTTACATTATTATTTTGTTGGCCCGAGCCTTTCATCTCTACTGGAATTGAACTGCCGTTTGGTAGAGGTACAATCGCCTCATTATGACGACCCTCTCCTACCATACCAAGGGTTGGCTTACTTACAATTCCGCCGTTTGCGTATGCACGGAAGCCCCCAGGAGCCATTCCACCCTTTGCAAAACCTAAGAAGCTAGTAAATAAGCTGGCAATTCCTCCGCCTCCGCCAAGTAATGAACCTAGACCTTGGAAAAGGCTGCCAAATATGCTTCCGAAGCCTTTTAGTAAGGGGTTCTCTTTTGAGAATAGTCCTGTAAGTCCTTTGAAGAAGGGATTCTCACTGTTTGAAAAGAATCTTATAATAGGGCTAAATAGTCCTCCACGCCTTTCAGTTTTTTCTGCCAGAACTCCTTGATCATCCTCTACAGAAGTAGTACCTTTTGATCCTAGAAGAAACCTTGATATACTACCCTGCTTTTTCTTCTTTACATCTTCTATTATAGAAGGCTCAGGAGGCCCTACAAATGCTGCAGGCTCTGCACCCATAGCAGAACGAATTGCTGCTCCGACAGCGGCTGCTCCTTCTGTAAGCGCATATGCTACTGTAACTGCTCCCATCTGCGCTATCTGTAAAGGATTAGTACCCATTATAAGATCAGTCAGCTGTGTAGATAGAGTATCGGCAATTCCATTCAATACTCCCTTACCTATGTTAACTATTGCGTCCTTTAAATTCTTCTCTTCACCTTTAATAACTGCTGCAATATTTTTCTGTACTGAAGACTCTAAGCCTTGATTTGCAGAATCATAGAGCTGCGCTACATTATTAGCACTTCTTTCTAGGCTTATATTTTGCTGGTTTATTAATTCTAGCTCTTGTTCTAAAGCTTGTAGCCTAGTTTGTTCCTGATTATTAAGTTTTCCATTTTGATTTTCTCGCTCATTATAAAGTATGTTAATTTGCTCTTCTACATACTTTCTATTGTTTGAAAGTTCTTGTGATTTCAACTCTCTCTGAATTAGGGTAGCTTGGCCTTTTGTCTGACCCCGCAGAGATTTTTCTGATATAACCGCTAAGGCATTTGCCCTTCTTATCTTATTTTTCTCTACATTATCTAAGGCTTCGGCAAATTGTAGATTTCTCTCAGTAATTCCAAGTTGAATTTTTTGTTCGTCAGTTAGTTTTCCGTTCTGGTTCCTTAAAGCTTCGGTTTCTTTAACTAAAGCTTTTAAAGCAATTACTGCGGACTCTGCTGCAGTAACATTTAGAAACCCCGTTCTAAGTTGATTAGACTGGGTTTTTGTGTCTTCCAAAGCTCTTGCATAGTTTTTGAATAGTAGTGTAGCTTCTTGTACCGCCGATTGCTCTTGCTTTAATTGAGTCAATAATTCTTGCGTTTTTTCTATGGACAATCCTTTAGTGTGTACTAATTCATTCAATGTTTCTAAGTAAGCTCTTATACTTTTAGAGCTTCCATCTGCGAATTGGTTATTTAATACACTTAAATTAGCTGCTTGATCTGTTAAGGTTTTTCCTAGATCTTTTAGTCTTTGATCATCCGAAGTATTAAGAAACTCGCCAAAAGTTTTATCAGTATCTGCTAACTCTTGCCTTAGACCTTTTAAGTCCTTTGCTGCTTTATTTATACTTTGAGCGGCTTGCCCGTAGGCATTAATACCTCCTCTATTTATTATGCCAGATAATCTATCTTCTCTATTTGCCAGGGTAGTAGCTGCTTTTTCTACGCTAATTTCGAGATCTTTTATATTTTCTAAGTTACTTTCTTGAAATTTTGCAAAATTTTCTAACCCTAAATCAAATAAAGGCTCTAGTTTAGGCAGCTGTACTGCCCCTATTCTAGTTCCTAAGTTTGTAAAGTACTCTAGGCCGGTGCCTCCTTCTTCTAGAAGAATTCTTTGAATCTCATTAAAGTTTTTAAACTCCTCTGTTAATGAGGATACTTTCTCTCCTGCATAGTCTAAAGCCTTAGAAGTCTCATCCGCTTCTTTTTTGGTTTTAAAAAACTGATAAACAACGACTCCCAGAGTTGCTGCTAAAGATACCCATGAAATTACTGAAAGTGCAGTCGCAGCAAAACCTGCAAAACTTGCAACAGCGCCTTTCATTGTAGCCATGGTTAGGTTCCAGCCGACCGCTATTTTCTTGCCTGCTACACCTATGAACCCTTGTGTTTTCTTAAATTCTTGCTGAATTCCTTTAGTGCTTTTCTTTGTTGCTAAAAGCATCTCATCAAGAGCTAACGTCCAGTTAGCTTTCATTTCTTTAGTTAAAGTTTTGCTGTTGGCAACCGCCCTCTTCATTCCTGATAACTGCTGAGAGCTTAGGTCTGCGCCACGTCCTTTACTGATTAAGTCAAAACCGCTACCAGGCTTTGTAGTCTTAAATCCTGGGTCTCCAAGAGCCTGAGCTCTTTGTGCAGCCGCTTCTTTATTTGCAACGCGCATTTCAGTAGTGTAAGACTTTAAAGCAGCTTTAGATTTTTCGTATGACTCAGTAGCTTTTTCAGCACTCTCTCTAGCTGTATTTCCAATATCTCGTAGACCTGGAAGAGCTGCCGTTAGTACGCCCTTACCAAAGACCCCTAGTAAAGCTACTCCAAGTAGAGGAAATTGAGAAATAGCTTCTGCAAATGGGCCTAGAGTTACTGCTGCAAATTCTTTTATTTTATTTATAATATCATCAAAAGACTTTCCTAGCTTATTAAAAGTATTTACTCCAGGGTTAACAACTGCAATAATTTTAGAGTACTTTCTTTCTGCCTGGTCTAGAACATTGTTTGCTACTGCTTGACTTCTTTGAAATTCTGTTAAATCTTTCTGAGATAGACCTAAAGCGTCTGCATACTCTCTAGTAGCATTATCTAGCCTTAGAATGATACCCAATTCATCTAGTAGTTCTGGCTCTGCTTTTGTTACACCTCGTACTAGTCTGTTAAATGAATCCGTAACATCTCTACCAAGAATTAAAGAAGCATCCTTAGCCGCAGTGCCTAAACGAGTTAATTGATCTGTAGAAAGGCCTGAAGCAGTACCTATTGCAGCAGCTTGAGACGCGTCTGTAAAGTTAATTTGTGCGTCAGTAGCAGCAATAATATCGTTTGTAAGAGATTTAAGAGCAACGCCAGTGGCGCCAGCATAAGCAGCTTGTCCAGCTTGAAGAGTTACTAGATTTCCTGCATCTTTTAGAAAGTTGAATGCGGCGGAAACTGCGAATAAGTTTGCGGCAAGAGTAGCATAGGCAGGTACAAGACCTCCATTAATCCCTTGAGCCATTTTGGAAAAGTTTTTGGTGGAGTTTGAAGAAGCCTGTGCAGTACCTTTCAGAGCTCTATCAGTGTTCCTAGAGCCTTGTGCAACCCCGTCTAAATCTTTGGCCGCTTTGTTAGCTTTGTTGCCTACCTGTTTAAGAGTACCATTGTCGGTAACTTCTACATCAACTTTGACTTTATTATTTGCCATTATCCTGATACATTATGGGTGTAGTTTTTACCACCGCTTTTAGCTTTACGCTCTTCAGTTTTTCTTCGTTGGTTGGCTTCTTCAGCTCTTTGATTCATTAGAATTCTTTCATATACTTTCATAAAGTATATTGTAGTCTTTTGGTCTTCTACTTCATATATCTTAAACAGTTGTGAGCAATGTGACCAGTCTTTTCCCATATAACTACCAGACATACCTTCCCAAACATCTGATAATAAGTTAAACATAAAAAATGCCACTTGTACCTCTGCCGGAAAGTTCGACTCGGTAAGTGGCATCTTTTGGGGATCAGGCTCTGTGCCTAGCTGCTCGCATATTTCAAGATACTTATCTACAGATACAGACGCAGACTGTTCTTTAACATAGCGAGCAAGTAACTCTTGTATTCTGGCTACTTGCTCCCAGTAAAATTTTCAAGATCAGAAACAGTATCTGTAATCCAAGAATCAAAAGTATTAGAATTACGCATTAGTAACTCTGCATTTTCACGATTAAAAGGCAACTCATCATCGGGATTCTGCTTTGAAATATCCACCAAAAGAAACTCTTCTAAGTATGAAAATTTCAGTCCAGACCAACCTTTAATGACTGCACTAACATACTCTTCCAGAAACTTATCTTCATCTAAAACTTCTTCTGGTTGGTGAGTACGCTTATTAAACTTTGTTGATACACACTTCTTACGTAGCTTTACTAGTTCGTCCCGTCCTAAATAGCAAATATCTAAAGAAAACCCTTTATAGCCTGGAAAATCGATAGAAACTGTCTTGCTTGGTGTAAGTAAGCTAGCTAGGGAAACTGTAGGTTTTACTGCGTCTGTCATGGTATATCCTTTTGTTGTTTATAAAATAAGTGAGGGCTTTTACACCCTCACTTTTATTGTTATTAGTATATGTTATCTCAACAGAAAAGTCAAGAATTATTTTTAATTAGGTAGTTGGTCCTACCAGCTCTACCCATGCTTCATCCGCAGTGTCGAGGTCAGTACCAAGACCCATGAAGTTTGTAGTGATAGAGATCAGATCTCCAACTTCATGTGTAGGAATTTCTACGTGCGCTGCTGGAATAGTAATATTCACGTGAGGAATACTAGTAGCTGTACCACCAAGCTTGTAAATCAGCTTAAACTCGTTAGTAACAGTAGTGTTTAGAGCCTTTAGTCGATCGTAGAATGCAGCAGAAGTAGTGCCTACTCCGTCTTCATAGCCTAGATAGCAGCTAAAGTTTCCTGATACGCCCCTTTCTCCAAGAATACCTGCGAAAGGCAAGTTTACTGAGCCTAGCTCTTCTGGAGTTAGGTAAGTAAGGTTATTACTAATAGTAATATTACCACCAGTCAAAGTAAGGTTATAAGCTTGGTCACCATCAAGAGTATCTGTGATAGCAAGCTGAGAAATACGGTTACGAATAAAGTTATCAGTATCAGTAACGCCAGTATCAATCAAAGTAGTAGCAGTGCCTGCACCATCAGTTGATTTATACAGTTTCTCTGTAGTAATGTTATAAATGTAATCATCTTGAGCAGCCGCACTTAGGGCAGCAGCATAACCTGCCGTAGTTGCTTCTGTAGCTGCTTGGTCAGTAATAACTGTACCAAATCCAGACCAGTTAATTGTAGCAATACCTTCAACATCAAAATCGATACTTGCTTCATTAATAGTAGCATTTTCCATTTTGTAGTATTTACGGTTATCATCACCAAGTACAAAGAAGATGTTTACTCCATCTGCAAGAGTTGCTCGGTTTGAATGTGCAAAATTAACTTGTTGAGCGGCTAGTCCACCTTTTGAAGCTCCTGAAGTAACTTGAGTAGTTACATCATTAGTTGTGTCATAAGTAAACTCTCCAGAGCCATAACCATCTGCGCCTGCCATCAGTGCCCAAAGTGCGTTATCAACAGCACCGTGCGCTGAAGCAGCGAAGTAAGGACGTGCATATGTAGAGAAAGACCACTCTGCTGGAGCCAATGAGTCGTTAAATGCTTTCTTACCACGACGGCTTACTCCGGCTGTACTTTCCATCTCTGACAAAGTAACTTCGGTTGCATTGGTTGCTTGAGAGAAGCTGAAACCATCTAGTACTGGAATCTCCCAAATAACCGAGTCAAACTCAACGAATACTTTCGTATACCGAGTAAAATATAGTTGTTGTGCCATTATTGTCTCCTATAATCCTGAAAAAACTTGGACTTGAACTTTTGTTCGTGCCAGTATTTTCTAGTATCGAACCTCTACTACCATCTCTCCGACGCCGTATGGTTCAAGTACACCTTCGTCAGTATCAATACTGAGGACTGTGATTTGGTGCGTATATTGTGCTACGCCTTTTCTATCAATGTATTGTAATCTTGAATTATCCTCTAAAACTACTTCTACATCTTCCATCAATTTATCTAAGTCTTCTACTGAGTCCTCTGAGTTTACATAGCATCGAAGAGTTAAGTTCATGAATCGATCTTTATACCCTCCAGCCTGATATTCTCTAGTCTCGCTTCCTGCATTTAAATGTACTGCTGGGAACTCTTCAATTTCATCCCAAAACTTTAATCTGGGGTGAACATTGTTAAATAAATTAGTTAAATATTCTCCATTTCCATTTATTTCTTTTAATTTATCTACTAATGCGTTAACAATGGCTTGTCTTCGTGTAGTATAAATTCTTGTAGCCATTATTGTCTCCTAGTGTAAAGTCTTCCAGTTACCATTTGGGCCGCTATTTCTCGTATAGACTTATCAATAAGCTTTCTAGGGTCTCTATCTACATCTCCCTGAGCATACCCAGGCTCAAAAGTTTGATAAGGGTATAATTGATAAGTATATCCTACGGAAGGCAAGCCTTTTTGAGTAGTGTTTACATCTGTAATCTTTACACTACCTGCAAAGACCCCGCTTTGGTAGTTAAGAGCCGGGTCTTCCATATTTTTTGCTACAGTCGCATTAATTCTAGTATTTAATAATGCGTATAGCTTAGTTTGTGAAAAACCTCCTGTAAGACTTGATTTTCTTACTCTAGAGGTTCTTGACTTAGTAGTTACTTTAACTTTGGGCTTAACTGTAGTAGCTACTTTAGTAATAGAATCTTTAAGCTTTATGTTTTCAGTAGTTACCTTAATACCTTTTTTATTTTTAAATGGGTCTGTAACCGTTTTTATAGTTTGTTTTCTTTTTCTAGTTTTAAAGCTGTCGGATCCTTTTAATTCTGCAAAAGCGAATGTAGGATCTTTTTGCAGCTTTTTTAAAGCTTTGTCTAGTACTGCTAACAAGTCCCGCTTCTTTGTTTGGGAGCCTTGTCGCTCTGCCTGGTTAGACACAGCAGACCCCAAAAATACTTGCATTGTCTCGGTTTTGGAATTACGGATTACCGATATATCCACTCCCTGAGCCTCAAAAAACTTTTTTACAGTTGTTAATGTATTTCCTGTAGCGTTTAAATCGCTTAATACATTGTCTATAGTATCTCTTACAGTAGTCTCTAGAACTCCTACAAATTTTCCATGCTCGAGATTGAACAATCCACCTCTTCTACTTAGTAACCCTTTTGACCTTCGGTTTATTGAATTAAATAAAGTATTTAAAGGGCCGTTATAAACGCCTTTAATTCTTTTAAACACGTCCCCTTCGGCAGGAATTACTACTACAAGTTTTCTATGGGAAGCAAAAGTTACTTGTGCTTTTCCTTGTCTCTCTTGTACTCTATACCTATTTGTAAGTACAGTTATAAATTTTAGTATATCTGCATCGCTTTGTTTTGATATTTTTGCTGCAAATGCTTTAGCTTCTTTATTGCTACCTTCTGTAAACGCTGCTGCAATACCTTCTCGTAAACCCCTTTTTAAAGCCCTACTAGTTATAGTAAATACGTGACCTCTTTTATTAAAAAGTTCTCTTTGTGCGGCATTTGCGTCTCTAGAGCTTACAGCTAGTAAATCTTTTTGTAGTCTTTCCAAAAATTTTCTTTGGCTAGCAGCACTCATTAGAAGTTTTTATATAAGTCTAGTACACGCTTGATATGGTCTGGGAAAGCAACATTATTACGCTGGCTAGTGCTTGCTTGATTCTGGATAGAAGCTCCTGCGAGTGTGCGGCGCTCCTTGTGCTCATCCTTCAAATAATAAGTAATTAGGTCAATTACTGCAAGTTGTAAGTCTGAAGGAACTGTCTCGTACCCAGCAGTATAAACTACTTTCACAGCTCCAGGGCCTTTAGGCCAGTTTCGATAGTTTCTTCCACCAGTAGTACGGAAAATGCTATCAGTAGTAGGGTCAAAGTAAAACTCATAAGCAGCTTCTGTAAGTTCTACATAACTATCTTGGTAAGAATCTCGTATTTCTACGGATACAATAGTATTAACAGGACTCTCTGTAAGTTGTACAATTTCTGTGTCCCAGTTAATATTTAGATATTCGGTTTTATTAGTAGCGTAGTAGTCTACAATACTGTTTCCACAATAAGTTTTTATTAATTGACTCACGGACGGAATCAAAGCTTCGATACGCAAATCTTCTTTCGGAGATTGGATACCTTCAGCTTCTTTATATTCTTCTAACGTAATTAAGTTTGCCATAAGTCAATTAATAAAAACTTGGGGGAGCGAACTCCCCCTCGTTTTTTCTGTCAGATTAAGATGCGAGGTCGATCTTAACAGCTGAACGGTTACCTGCTGCATCTGCAACCAACTCTTCAAAACCGAGTGATTGAGTAGCAACGATAACACGACGCTGGTTACCAACTTCGTAATCAGTCTCAACTTGAACACCACGGAGACGTGGGATTGCATAGTTGCGAGTATTAACAGCGAATGCTGCAGGTATGCCGGCTGATTCTGAAGCAAAGCTGTCAGAAACGATAACAGGCGAGCCATAAACAGCACCGATTGCACCAGTAATCTTGGTAGCGATATCAGAACCTACATCAGTGATGTCTGCGAAACCTGAATCTTCGATCAGCTCGAAGTAACGGGCCTGGCTAACAATGTATGCAACGTCCATTGGGTTGATACCATACTTACCCATGTCCTTACGACATGCAAGAAGAGCAGCTGCAGTGAGCGCGTCGCCGCCACCGATGCTAAGAGTAGCAGCGTTAGCAGTTGCATAACCGTCAAGGCCGGTGATTGAACCAGCACCATTGATGATTGCGCCGTCTACTGCACGTGCGTGTGCACGAGCAACTGACTCAACAAGCATAGGCATCAAGTTAACGAGTACTTCTTCGTCTACATGGTTATCCATGAAAGTCTGTGAGATTAGACGATAAGCATTCAGAATTACTTGTGAAGGCTTGTAAGTGTTGTCTGAATCACCACGATTTTCCAAGTTACCTGCTGCAGCTGCACCAGTTTGGAAAGTTGCAGCTTCAACATCAGGCTGAATTGGTAGTACAGTAGCTGCACCATTTACAGGGATCTCACGGAACAAACCAGCAGTGCGGAGGTTAAGAGTAACTTCCTTTTCGATTTGACGAGAAACTTCCTGATCGATATCAGCAGCAGTTGACGCATAAGCGATACCTGCCTTCTCCTGGAGGTTCTGAGCGAAAGTAGTGTTCATACCTTTGCCAGTCATAACACCGAGGATGTGGGCGTGCATAAAGTCTTTGCCCCACTTTGAAAGATCGCCAGTAGTGCCACGATCTGCGAAAGTACGCTTAGAGTCACGCATCTTAGCGAGCTCATCGCTCTTCTCTTCGAGTTCTTTCTTGAATGCAGCAAGAGTTTCGTTGATGTTAGCATCTTTCTCAGCGAGTTTCTCTTCGAGGTCAGCTTGCATACGCTCTGCGCCAGTCTCAACAGCAGTAACTACCGCTGACTTAACTTGCTCTTCTTTGGCAGCTTTCTCAGCGATTGCTGCATCTTCTGCGTCTTTTGCAGCTTTTTCAGCTGCTTTTTGCTCGGCTTGCTTCATTGCGATAGTAGCAGCAGTTTCTTCCGCTACTTTTTTAGCAAAAGCTTCCAAGTCGATTTCTGGAGTATTAACTTCAGACATTTTGATCTCCTGTTGTGCGGATTGTTCCGCCTTTTCCGGTGTGTCACTAGCTACGCTAGAGGTAATAACCTCGTCCTTAGCCAGAGTCTGACCGGCTAGATCTACACGATTAGTGAAAGTTTTCTTGAATTCCTCATACTCATCCATCGAGTTAAAGGACTTCGCCAAAGAAAAAGTAGCCGCCTGATTGCAAGGTACGGAAACAACCGAAACTTCAAACAACTCAGCATCCTTAATCATCAATCCATCAGTTTCCATAATATAATCAGCATCCTTGACTCGGAAACCGACAGAAAAGGCTCCAAGAACACCGTCTTTAACAAGTTCGCAAACTGCTGCAGGAGCAGATTTGCTTATTTTAGCTTCAAGCTCTAATCCGTTAGGAGTTACTTTCAACCCCGTGGCGCGACCGATTGGCTTGTCATAGTCATGATTAAAAAGAATAATAGGATTCTTTTCAAAATTAGCAAGTCCACCCTTTGTCCATGCCTCATGAGAGATAGAATCTCCTGCACGATCAAAATCTGCGGTGCTTGCCATACCTCGAATCATCACACTACCGTCTTCAATAGTCTGTGATTTAAAGGTAGAGGTTAGATTAAATATCTTTTCCATCTTCTTTTACCTCTGCTTTCGCAGGCTCAGCCTTTGGAATTTCTATTTTTACAGGCTTGGGCATTTCCGGCTTTTTTGGAGCTTCTACTTTAACTTTCGGTAGTGCCGGTTTTGACGCTTGAAGCCATAGTTCTGGCTCATTTCTTTTCATCATATCTAGCATTCTAGAATATGACCGAAAAATTCTTCGAACATTGGAAAGTAGAATTGGCTTATCTTTTGCTTTTACATAAGATGCTTGATCTAGTATCTCTCCCTTCTCCGCAAAAAACATTGCCATGTCTTGCAACGCTTTTTTTACTTGTGCCCTATTCGACATTTGTGTCTCCTTCCGTAGGTCTTCCACCCAAATCTGGGTTGGCTGCGCTACCTGCAATATTGGCAGGTACTCTTAAATCACTATGTCCTTCAATACCTTCAAAGCCTAGGTTGTCTCTTGCTTCGTTTGGAGTAATAATTCCAGCATTTACAAGTGCTGAATAGTATTGCGCGGAGTCGCGCAGTTCTGGTTGTAGTGCTGGGATATTTGTAATATCTTCCGACAGCTCAAAACCAAAAAACCTTTCCAAAGCAAAGTTCAACTTTCGAACTACTGGTAATACACTCTCTAGGTAGTAGAGGCGCATATTTGGACGAATGTTTGCGTTGTTTCCAGAATCTAGTAAGATTGGTGGAATACCTAACGCTTTTAAAATAATCTTTTCTGATTCTTCAGTAGCAGACTGAAAGTCTAGCTCTTTAAAGTTGACATTTGAAATAGAATCTACTTCAATTCCACCATCTAGAATAAGTGGCCTACGACCACCAGCTTCTGGACGGTAGCGAGCTTGCCAAGACTGAAGCATACGATCTTTAATCTTCTCAGACAAAGTATTTGGGCTTTTCAGTACAAGACCTGGAACAGCTCCATTCTTAAAGAAGTTATCCTGGAAAGTACGCATACTCTTCATGAGTATCATCGTACGAAGCGCGGGCTTCAGGCGAGGAACGCCTCGGTAAATAGAGTAAAACGAATTTTCCTTAATGTGTATAATCTCATTTGGAGAATAAGTAATCTTTTCGTTAAACGTAAATTTCTCAATATAAGTAGTATTACTCGCATGAATAATCATCTTATCTGCTGGCAAGTGATACAAGTGTACGCCATCAAAATAAATAAAGATGTTACCATCGAGTATTAGGTCAATAATACAGTTTCTACGAAAAGTATTAATGTCTTGAAAAGGATTAGGCTCAGAGTTAAGAAGTATATCTACGCGCGAACGCTTAATACCTTTTACTACTGACATACCTTTAATGGCGGTGCCTACTACAGTACGAATCTCAGCAGCATCATCTACGATCATATTTACGCCACGATTTACTATTTCTAGTTCTTCGTATGCGCGCTCGTAGGAGAAGTGAGGCTCTCTGCTAGGCTCAATCTTATTGTCGTAGTATTGCTGCGCAGGATTTAGCTTTTCTTCTAAATCTTCTGGCTTTCTACCAAGTAGTGTGTCATACCACGCCATGTTTATCTCTCTGTACTTCTACCCAGGCTTCTTGCTTTTTAGCTGTTGCAAGAGACGGGTCTTTTCCGTAAATTGAATGTAGTTGTAAGTGATGATCGTGGCATAGAGTTACTGTATGTTCGTACAGCTCTGTCCACTTTTCTTCTATGAACTCATCTCGCCAAACTACAATATATTCATCCGTATAATGTTCTGGGCGTGCTTTTTGTTTTTCTTTTAACCACTGAGATAATAATGGACTTAAACTATAAAAGTGATGAAAGTCTAGTTTCTCTGTGCTATGGCAAATATAACAGGCTCCTGCTTTTTCGTACTTCGACTTTGCTTTATCTCGAATATACTTAACCTTGTCTCTCTTTAGTTCTGCCATG